CATGCTACGAATTCGTCTCCTGGTGTCCAAGAACACCCTGTAAGACCACCAGCCCGTAAGGCTTGTAGTGTTCGTAAAATTTCTTCTGCGTTTCTTCCTGTATCTAACGCATTTACTGATACATGTTGAATTGTTCCTTCAGGGTCAACAATGAAAGTTGCTCTGTAACACACTCCATTTTCTTCGTCAACTATTCCTAGTTCTCGAGAAAGCGTTAGACCGCAGTCTGCCGCTAGAATATGTTGTATATCCCTAATAAGAGAATTATCTTTCTTCCAAGCAAGTTTACAAAACTCATTATCTCCACTTACACCGATAACATCAGCATGCTCAGCTACGTCATCCATTGCCGCAATCTCTGTTGGGCAAATGAAAGTGAAATCTTTTGGGTAGAAATATACTACTGACCATTCGGCAAGCAGTACATCTACATCAATGATGTCATTTGTATCATTTACACCTTGCATAGAAAAATCTGGGAATTTATCACCTACTGTATACATAATAATCTCCTAAGTAATATCGAATTCTTCTGAGACTGTTTCGTCAGGAGTAGAGTTACTAGCTCCTTCACGTAATCTGTCAAGTAGTTCTTTTTGAGCATCCGCTGTTGGTCGAGTAAGTACTTCGTCCATTGACTTAAGTTCTGCGATGAGTTCCATCTCAGAATCGTCTAAAGCTCTAGGTTTGCATTTAAGAGCCTGTAGTTGATACTCAACATTGTAAGCCATTGGTCCAGTTTTAACTCTCTTAAAGTAAACATCCCAGCCAGTTACTGGATCGGTTGGATCACCAAGATCTTCAGCCGCAACCATTATCTGCTCTAGCAGTTTCTTCTTTAAGTTTAGTACTTTTACTTTTCCATCGTGGATACATTGAATTGCATAAGACCAACCGCATTTAAGTTCAGGATGATACTCTCTCACCCAGTCCTTTTCTACATTGGTAAATGCTTCTGCGTCTCTATCGAATGATAGACACTCGAATGGTAAATTTTTACCATTTTCGCCTTTTAACCAGTAAACATAGCGAGGGAGCATGTCCCCTACCATTCTTACGACATTGTCGCCTTCGACATACTGGTAGCTGTCGATTTTATTTTTTTGGGCTTCGCCCTTGGTTTGATTAAATTTTATTGCCATTTTAATTCCTTTAAAGTGATTTCTTCAAACAAAAAATGTATTCTGTCATTTTCTATTCGTAGTAATCTGTTATTTTTAATACTGTCCTCGTTCCCTGTAAAGTGAAGGAGGTCTAATGTGGTATCTTTATTCTTTTGATATTCAAAATAATTACGTAGCGATGCGATACCTGCATACTGTGCAATCTCGCCATCTGAATATCTCCTTCTTTGAATGAATAACGCCTCGGGGTTTACTAGAAACGAATCTCCATGAAAACTTTTAGTCCAAAACTTGTATATTCTATCATATCTATTCACTGGTGGTAACTTATAAGTAAGTATATGAAGTATCGTCAAAATATCTTTGACACTCCCTTTGCTTTCCCTTTTTACTTTTTCCCAATTATAGAATAACATATTATAACAAACTTTTAACTCCGTGTCAAGATATATTTTTTCATGCTATATTTCAAAAACCTCATAGCCTTGTCTCATATAATATCCCCTTCTCGCCGAAGCCTGCTTTCTAGCAGTTCGACCATGTAAGTTAATATCTACTACTTTAGGCTGCTGTTTTCCGTCATACATTCTTATTACTCGCCCAATTAACTGTGTGAGCAAAGGCTCATTATTTATGGGCGTCCCTAAAATGAGACAACTAAGGCAATCTAAACTGATACCTTCTGAGAAGATACTTTGTGTTCCAAATAGAACATCTTTATCAGTAAAGATTTCCTTAACCATCTCTGCTCTTTGCTGATGTGGAATATCTCCAGTTACGCAAATTGCATTGTCTCCTACGAGCCTTGCACAGCTCTTTAGGAAATCCACTCTATCCGCTACTACTAAAACTTTATGACCTTTTGCTGCATAACTTGCGGCAAGTACAGAGATCATGTTTTGGTATTCCCAATCATAAGCAAGTGAGTTCACTCTAGTAGCCCAATCGACATTGCCGTCCATGAAGCGAATTCCAGAGTTTATAATATCTACACTAGGTGTAAGATAATTTTCTTTTGGTGGCTTAAAAACAGTACTCGAAAAGTAATCACGAAAGACTACATGTCTTCCATCTTTTCGTTGCAAGGTTCCTGTTAAACCAATTTTATTCTTTGCTCTCGAAGCATCAATAATTCGTGTAAAAGTTGGACTACTTACATGATGCATCTCATCAAGTATAATAGTACCGAACTCCTTTGTTATTTTATCGATATTTCGATACAAAGTTTGCACATTTCCAACGACAAAAGGGGAATCGATCTCAAACTTCCCTGAGCCGATCACACCCGCCGTAACCCCGAAAACCTTTTGTACTTCTTTTTCCCACTGTCCTCTTAATGCTAAAGTGTGAGTAACAATTAAAGTTTTCTGTTTTAGTTTATTTGCGATAGCTAACGCAGTAAATGTCTTTCCCCAACTTACCCAAGCGTTAATTATACAACTGCCTTCGACTTCATCATATACTGACTGTTGAGAATCCCGTAAAGTAAACCCAAAGTCAAGAGGTTCGATTGGCACTTCTACACGCTTATCAACTATCTCGTAATTGTCTGGAATTAAATCCATTCTCCCGATTGGTAAGGTCACTAAACCTGCTCTAACTACGCCCATATTCTTTATGATGATAGGCGGATCAGTAGGTCTACGAGGCGGTATACTGTATGTGAGTTCTTTATCGAGATACTCTTGGTACTCGTTAGTGCACTCTATGTATATTCTGTTGCTTAATACTGCCTTCATTGTGTCCTTGTTTGTGTAAAAACTCTAAAGGGCGAACCAAAGTATATGGCTGGGAGAATCCATAAAATTAAAATTATGGTCGCCCTTCGAGTTAATTAATTAAAATAGTTAAATATATCCTCTAAGTTTGCATTGATGACTACACATTCACAATTATTTACCCATGAATCTTCGGTGTCATCTTTGTATCTTTTCGATAAAAAATCGTATCTATGATGTCCATTAATAATATAGTACTTTCCAGCTTTAGCAGGACATACTTTTATTGGGTTTCTATAAAATCCACCACTGAGACGCATTTTCATCTTTTCTGTTACTTTAGGATCTCTATCTATTTGTGTTGGTAGTAAGTCTACATACCTTATGTTTTTTACTGTAAATGAGAAATCAGACCGTTCAATATCTGTCATATGCACTTGAGGCATATCTTTTCTGTAGTATATCATTAGTCCTCACCATGCCCTTTCATAAATTCGGGGTAAGCTTTTGATCCAGTTTCCCACATATCTGATCCTCCTACTTCTTCTGCTTCTGTTGCTCTAATTCCTATTGTCTTTTTGAATCCGTACCATATTATATATGAACTTCCGAATACAAATGAGAATATCGCTAATGTACCTATTGCTTGATTAATAAATGTTGCGTCTTGATTTAATATAGGTACTAACATTAAACCTAATACGCCAGCGCTACCGTGTACGCTTATTGCTCCTACTGGATCATCTATACCCCATTTCTCCAAATAACTCATGGAGAATGGTACTAATAGTCCACCTAGTGCACCATATATAAGTGCGATCTCTGGTGAAGGAGTAAAAGGATCAGCTGTTATAACAACTAATCCAGCTAATGCACCATTACATACTGCATTTAAAGCGGTTCTACCTAACCAAAGTTTAGATAATACCATAGCAGATAATAAGCCTGCCGCTGCTGCTGTGTTTGTATTAACAAATATCTTAGCAACTGCATCTGCATTTTCCACTCCATGTATAGCTAATTGAGATCCACCATTAAATCCAAACCACCCCATCCATAAGATAAGTGTTCCTAATGTAACCTGTGCTGAATTAGATCCATGAATAGGTTTAGGTGTTCCATCCTTTTCGTACTTTCCTATCCTTGGTCCAATAAGCAATACTGCTGCTAGAGCTGCTGCTGCACCTGCCATATGAACAATACCAGATCCAGCAAAGTCAAAGAAACCTAGTTGACTTAACCAACCACCTCCCCAACTCCATGATCCTTGTATTGGGTATATCAATGCAGTAAATATTGCTGCAAACCCTAAGAAAGTCCAGAGTCTTTTTCGTTCTGCTACTGCGCCCGATACTACGGACATTGCTGTTGCTACAAATACTACTTGAAAGAAGAAATCCGACATCAATGCATGGTTTTCTGGTTGATTCCAGCCGTACATTAATCCGTATCCTACTAACAAATATGTTAAAGAAGCAACACTATATAGTGATACATTCTTAATTAAAATTTCATTTACATTTTTTGACCTAACTGATCCTGCTTCTAACATTGTAAAGCCTGCTGCCATCCACATGACTAACAAACCCGAAACTAAGAAATAGAATGTATTAAGTGAATACATTAAATCCATTTAACTTTCCTCCCTGTGTCTGAAAGGAGAAACTAAGTCTTCCCACTGCTGATCCATCCATTCAAAAACAAAATCGTCCATTACTTCAGAAGGGCAACAATCAAGTTCTTCATCGTAGTCCCATATATCGTAATCTTCGTCATCCCATTTAGGAAATTTCTCTAAACATTCTTCAAGATATTCGTCATCTTCCATTTCATAATGATCATACTCTGCTGTTCCTTCATCATCTACCCATAGTATTTGTACTCCGAAAAAATTTCTAAACTCATCTTCATACTGATGTCTTATTAATACATTTTTGTCAAACTGACCTAAATATTCTATAAGTTTTCCACAGAATTCACTTACTGGTGACCATGCGGAAACGATATTAATATAGTCATATGAACCGTCTTCAATATGAGCCCATTTTGCTCCTACATTATTACAGTACCAATTATAATTATCATCTTCATCATACTTAGGCATAAAAGATAATTCGTCAATACAAACGTGTTCTTGAATAGTAAATGTTTCTTCGCTATTAAAGCCCTTTATTTCTCTACCTACTGTGTTGTCTGCTACTGCGTCTGCAAACTTTTGAATTACTGTATCATTTCCTTCTACAGTAATATAATTCTGTACATGATTTGCCATGTTATCTCCTATTTAAACTCGGGACCATTGTACCATTGAACTAATGAATACCTCGTCCCTCTTTTAACTTCAGTAACTCTGTGTTGTAAAAAAGAAGGA